ACTATCAGTAATACCAGACCTCATAAAGGATCTTCCATTAAAGGATGAATGAGTAGCAATACCAACCCAATCCCTCTCATCTGGTTCATTAGTAGTAGTAGATAATGGCGTCAATCCAACAGGAGCAGTAAAGAAGTTAACAGTACTATCAACAATATTATAATTTCCTTCTACCTTAGTAATTAAAGTTCCATCACTATGAACATTTGATTGTGTACCCATCCAAGGTCTAGTTACTAATAGAACGTTAGTAGCACCCAATCCAACAGAATCCACCTTCATAATCTCACTACCAATTTTCAACATATCACCACCAGTAATAGACGTGATACCTGACAATTTAATCTTATCTGTTGTAGCAGATACATCAGCAGTAATAGTAGTAGTTACAGCAGTAGCAACTATTGGGGATTGAACCACATTATCAATACTTAATATGCATCTTGAATTTTGTTTCTTAGAAGTAAAGGAATGAGAAGTTCCAACACCCACAGCAGTAATATCCAAATAAGTAGGAGTAGTCTTTAATGCATTCTCAGCAGAAGTAGCAAGTCTAATGGAAGTATCATCAACTTTAACAGCATAGACTGTTGAAGGCATTTTATCTGTAGTACCATATCCAGTTATAGATTGTGATTCAATTTCAATAGCAGAAGTAGTACCAGTTCCAGTATATCTGTAAGATAACTCCTCTCCAGTAACAAAATAATGATCAGGTAAAGTAATAGTGTCTTCAGTCAAACTAACTGTAGTAGTAGCACTTCCAACAAAGTCTCTCTTAAAGATTGGTAGTTGTCTATGATTAAGATCAAATGCCCTCTTAACATCAGTCTCAGTAGCAGTATAAGCACCAAATCCAGTATCTATAGTAGCATTAGTTAAATCTATTTCATTAATAGAATTAGCCTCATCAACTAGTCTTAAAGCAGCTTGGAATACCCTAACCTGAACATTAGCACTTGCTATAGGTTTAAATGTTAGAGTAGTATAATCTCCTGAGATAGCAGCATTAAAATCACCAAGGTTTGTTACAGTTTGGTTAATAGCATACTCTGTAAAGTAAGAAGTAGTACCATCATCTACTACTATGACTTCTGATATTTGATAATGACTATTAGTAGTATCTTCTATGCATACAACATAATATGCACCATTAAATGTCTCAGATTCATACTGTGCTATAGTAGTAGCAGATGGAGAACCACTAGAAGATATGGAAGTATATCTAGAATCTAAATTGGAAGTATTTAATGATGTAGTACCAACTCCAGCAGATGAAGCATTCCCAAAGTCAACGTGAAGTGTATTAGCAACATATGTGCTTGCAGTACTAACACTAGGATGAAGATCTAAACTAACTCTACCTCCAGCAATATAAGCACTATAAGTACCAAGACCAGGTTCACCAGAAGCACTTCCAACATTACCAGTAGTTAATTGACCATATTCTACTAAATCAACATTAGTTCCATCATGAATTAAAGTTATCTCATCATGCTCCCAATATGAAGAATCGCTAGCAGCATATGCTACTAATATCTTAGACCCTCTATAAGTGGTAGCAAAAGATACAATACTATGCTGTGTAGTAATTCCTAAAGGTATAGTTGTAGTACTACTTACAACATTAACAATACCACCCAATCCAGTAGAACCTACTCCAGCAACACTCTCAGAAATATTAAATGCTACGTTAGAAACATCATAATTATTATACTTAAATTTCTTAGGATAGAATAAAAGTCTTCCATCATCACCAGCAATATCCATATCATAGGAACCTAAATCCCCACCAAATTCACCAAGGTCAGTGTTGGTCTCAACTCTACCATACTGGTTTAAGAAGATATTACCACTATCATCATGAAGAGCAGAAACTAATAGAATCTGTCTTTCTTTAGTAAATCTCTTATCCCTAATAAAAGTAAGATATTTTCTATATCTTACACTTGCTAATGTAAAACTATCGACAGACATGAATGCATCTGTTCTAGCATTGTTATTAAAATCTCCACTAATATCATCAACAGTTAATACCCTATTACCTATAGACTCGTTATAATCTGAAAGAATTTTAGTATCAAAAACCAATTCATCGGAAATGGTATTAGAACCTATTATTAAAGTTTTTTCTCTTACTAAATCAAAATCAAATACAGTATTCATATCCATAATGGATATTAAATCATTTATAACTTCAAATTTACTTTCATCTTGAGTAGCATTAACCCCCACTTCTTCATTATTACTAATAATTAAATCACTAAATTTCTTAAATCCTGCTGTATGATTTAAGGTAGATACTGGTTCCTTCCAATCTTCATATTGCACTTCAGATTTAAGAGAATATGAGAAATACTGATAATAATCGCTATCAATAACTCTTTGCAAATCATTATTTAAGAATCCAGTATTTTTCTTAAATCCTTCCTTTACTATAGCAGAAGAACCAATATCATATAAAGAATTATCTGTTATAACTTCTGTTATAGTACCTTGAGTTCCAGAGGATTCTCCCACAAAAGAATCTCCTATCTCAAAATCTTGAACGGAAGATACTCTCAAATATCCATAAAAATTATTCCAAGATTGGATAGTTCCTTTCTTAGAACCAGAAGATACAGTTTCTCCTTTTTCAAATTCATCAACTTTTAATTTAATATCAAAAATTGGAAATTCTTCTTGAGCAGAAATTTTAGCTGATGAAAGATTTGATTTAAATGTACCCGGAATTTCTCCATCTGCAATAATATTAGAAAGATTATATCTTACAGTTCCAAGAGTTCCTCCTATATTAGGATCTGTTGCTAAAATTTCAAATAAAGTATAATCATAATTTTCACTATTATAACCCCTACCTGTACTACCTAATCCAACACTAACTCCTTCAATCATAACCTTTTTACCCACTTCAAATGGGTAATCAGAAGCATCACTAAAACTTGCTCCAATTGTTAAGGTTACATTTTTATTTCCATCATCATAATCTATACTATTAATAGTATATCCATTAGAATTGCTAGTAGGTATAATTATAGGAGTAACATTATTCAATGTTTTAGTATTTCTTAAAATACTAACTTGAGTATCTCCTAATTTATAATCTAATTCAACATCACTCACTACTTTATTAGTCAATCCATCTAAAAGAATTAAACCAGGAGATTCTAAATAATTTTTACCAACAGAACTAATTCCAATACTACCTAAAGAAGTAAGTAAATCTAATTTAACTAATTGAGGAATATTAGATTCAGGTCTAAGAGTTTTATCCACTGAATAATCAAAACCTATATCCTGAATAACTAATTTACTTATTTTACCTATATCCGGAGCTTTAGTTTCTAGAATTGCATTTTTTCCATTATCAGTTATTATGGTACTAATTCCAGGTAAAGTTTTATACTCAAACCCACCATTCTCAATTTTAACATTAGCTATAGGACCTTCAACGTTTCTAGAATTTGTAAAATAATTAAATCTTCCATCAGTTGAAGTATACTCCAATTTCTGAGGGAGAAGAGGGGAAATAAATGAGAATGTAGTAGATCCTACTCCTACCAAACTATGACTCCCTGTTATAGGATTAGATTTGAAGTTAGCAGAATTGGAATTTTTAATATTAGAAGTATCTCTAATAATTTCCAATTTAATAGATGAATTAGAATCTTCGTTTATTGGTGATAAATTATAATATAAAGTCTCTTCAATTTCTTTAACATTTTTAATTGTAAGATTTGCATTCGCATCTATACCTATTCTCCCACTTCTACTTACATTAAAATCGTCAGTTTCTCCTGATGTAAAGAATGAATTATTGAGATTAGGATCATTATAAAGATTGAAATCAAATGCACTATATGAAACTCCACCATCACTAAATGATAAAGAAGAATCTGATAAATCAAAATATACTTTTAAATTTCTTTCTAAAGATATGGGAGGATTTATAGGAGAAAGGGTTCCTGCAGAAGCACTACTAATATCAATTACTTTTGGTTCTACTTGTATAGCATCAAAATAAGTCTCACACAATTTAACGGTATTTCTATCTACTATAGATGCATAATAAATTGCATTATCTACTAAACCACCTGAAGCAGCAACTGCTGTATGAATAACCTTTTGACCATTATTATATCCATGTCTAGCAATAGTAATAGTATCATTACCTATACTAACATCTGCAGACCCAAAAGTTCTAGGATTTATTACTAACCTTCTATTATAATCATTATATGCAACATTTATAGTGGTAGTAATTCCAGGTTGAGCTACCAAAAGAACCTCATCTTTAGATTTAAGTCCATGAGTAGAAGAAGTAGATACTGTTACTGAGGATCTGCTTAAATTTCCAATTAAAACATTGTCATAATTGGTTTTAAGACTATGATATACTCCAGTACCTACTCCAATAAAATACAAAGTAGATGTGGTAGTAGTACTATTAATTCCTACAAAAGATCCAGTAGATCCTAGTCCAACTCTAGATGTAGAAATTCCAATTAAATCATTTGTTATTTTTGCTGCATATACTGTTTGTCCTTGAGTAAGAGCAAATCCATCTATACCATCAGTAGACACTGATACAGCAGCTCCTGCATTAGTACTATAAGTTAATGTATCACCAGTAATTAATCCATGATCCTTAAAATATAAAGATTTGGTAGGAATGAATATTTCACTGATTCCAGCTCCTGGATTTGAAAATACAATAGTAGATCCAATACCAACACCAGAAACAGTTCCTAATCCTATTGATTCTACTGGATTGAAATACAATTCATTATTAAACTTTAAATCGGAATTACTTAATTTAGACTTACCATTAAAAACAAACTTTCTTGGTTTCTGCTCAACTTTAGAATATGCTGTATGAGCAGATCCTGTAGTCGATTCCCATTCCCTTATTGCCCTTACCCTAGATGATTCCGAATCAACATTTAAAACTTTTATAGATTCAGTACCTATACCTAAAATATCATTAGATCTTATATAAGGATATCTGACATATCCATCCAAATTAAAATAGGTTACAATACCAGTGCTAGAAGAAGCATTGAGTGCATTAGATAATCTGAAAGTATCTGTTGTAACTCCTATTCTTATAAGAGAATTATTTGATATTCCGCTTGTACTTAATCCAGAAAGATAAGTAGTTTCATTATGATGGAAATTGTGAGGATTGGTTGTGTATCCTACAAATTGTCCTGTATACTGTCCAAGTATAAATTCTACGTTAGAAAACTCAGTAAAAGCAACGCTTACTTGATTTATAGTTTTTCCATCAACGAAATCAACTACTGCTTTAGAACCATATCCACTAGAACCCAAATCTTCAAAAACTACTTCATCCCCAACTTTATAGCGAGTTCCTCCAGTGTTAATTCCTACATTTCTTATATTACCTGCTGTAGTAGATTTAATATAAGTTCTTTGTTTATGGATATTGCTAGGATTTACTAAAAACTCATATTCACTATCAGTAAGAAGGAAATTATATGGGTCAGTATTTCTAACTAAATTAGTTTTATTAAGATCTACTAAATCTTGATTAGATTTGTAGTCGAAATTATAATCTATAAATTGATGCTTATAAGAATTACCTATAAAATATGGGAATTGCGGCTTTCTATAATTTTTAAATGCACCTTCATCATCATTTATAGTGGGGTTAATAAGTGCAAAATAAGCATAAACTCCATTGGGGTATTCTGGTGTTTTACAGAATCTACCATTATGCTCATCTAAATCTTTATCATCGAAATACTTATAATCTTCTATAAAAAATCCTTCTGTATATACTTGTTCTCCATTAAGTGTAAGAGGATTAGGTCTATCGCTTGATATTGAAGGAGAATATCCAGATTGAAGAATTTTGATAGGTCCACCAGAGTTATTAGTATATCCATAAGGACCATAAATTGGACATCCATCATAAGACCATCCAATAATTGGGGAGTGAGTTACTGATACTTGCTCAATATCATTTTCAAGAGATAAATCTGGAACAAATACTTCCTTATCACCTATAGATTTTTTAATATAAACAGATTGTCTTAATTTTCTAGGAGCATATAAATGAGAATATTGCAATCCAAATTGCTCATTTAATCCATTACTTATAATTCCATCATCAGTAGTAATCTGATCATTTTGAATTAATCTTTCTACACTATTAATAGTCCATGTTTTAGGATTAGAATAGAACTTAGATCCATCACCATTAGATATTACTGTTATAGTAGCATCTGTAGAAGTATGACCTACACCACTATTAACTATTTTAACAGAATCAATAGATCCATTTTTTAGAATAGGAATAATCTCAGTCCCTTTACCTGGTCCTAATAATTTCAAATCTGGAGGTGAATTATACTCAGATCCTGAATTCAATATTATAACTTCAGTTAATTTACCACCAACACTTATAATAGGAATTAATTGAGCATTCTTACCACTCTTAGGAGTAAAGGTAGGTTGTCTATTGTAGTTAATAACTTCTGAAGAACCATACCCAACACCTCCATCAGCAATATATACAGACTTAATAGATCCTCTTACTACAGGTCTTAAGGAGGCATTAAAGTTTTGTCCAGAGAGTGTAGATACTCCTATATGACCAGTTAATGCTACTGTAATGGGTGGATAATTAAATTCATTAACTCCAGAACCTCCAGACAATAATTCAACATATTTCTTATTTCT